AGTTAAACTGCTTTGCTAACTCATTCATAAAACTATCCCAATACTTACCATTACCATAGACATTAATACATACAAACTTATCACCATCTATTTTCCAGCTCATAAACCCATGTTCATTTTCTATTAAGTTGGTTGTATCTATATATTCACTTCTAGACTTTTCTAGAAATCGTTGTATATCTTTATCTTGCATTAAGATTTCATAATATAACAAAGTGCATAGTAAGGAGGTAAATTAGCATTAGTACCACTAGAACCTGTACTATTAACAGTTGTAGAAACAGAAATACCTGTTGTTGAAGTTCCTGATGTACCATTATTACATTTACCATCACCAGCACCATCTGCTGCTGTATTTCCAGGAGAACGTACCCCTGTTGAGTGATTGTGTCCTGGATCTGTAACTGATGATGATGCTGTATGTGAGTGAGCTACAACAATAGCATCTGCACTACCACCTGTATCGCCTACATTATAAGTATCAGTAGCACCTACAACAAATCTATTTCTTAAATCTGGAGTACTACTAGTACCATCACATAATAACCATCCACTAGGAATTGCGGCTGAAGAACCTGACCAAATAATAATACCACCTGATGGAAAACCATTGTTTACTGCTGTAGTTACAAAAGCAGTTGTAGCTATTTGTGTTGTATTAGTTCCAGCTGTTGCGGTAGGAGCAGTAGGAGTACCTGATAATGCAGCAGATAAATTGTTAGCTTTACTATTTACAGCTGTTTGTAAGTTATTAAATTCAGTATCAAACTCTGAACCTTTAATAATCTTTCCAGCATCTGTATCTGGTAAAGAATCCTTTGCTAAAAAGTTAGTGGCTTTAGTATATGCTGTCATTATATTGTTTTCCCTGTTTTAAGATATACATCTATTTTCTGAACACTTAATGCTTCATCATTAATTGTAGATTTAACTCCAAATTGTAAAACTTTTCCTGATCCTGTTAAAGGTACTCTTAATTCTTGAACACCTAATCCTACAGTATTATACTTATCTATATTATATTTATATGTCATATTGTATCTAGATAAAGTAGTTGTACCAAAATCTCTATTAATAACTTGTGAATTAAGATTAAGTGTATAATCATAACCCCATTGAAATGTAAAGTCTTGATCTCCTGTACCTATAACTGTAAGTTCAGCAGTCTTTAACATTTTATTAGTAGTAGGTGCTTGTATATCAGAAGCAGCTGTTAAATATTCAAAGTCATAAGTAGCTGTATTGTCTAAATAACCTGAGTATTCTGCTATACCATTAGGTACACCTAACAATAGTTTTCTATCTTCTGTATTGCAAAAAGCATTAAATAATGTTCCAGAAGTTGTTCTCCATATTGAAGCCCTAGCTGCTCCATTAGGTAAAGCCGACCTCATATCAAAATAAATCATAACACGAGATCCTGGAAATGTTATTAAATAAAACGCATCATTTTCATAATAAACACTTCTAATATTATTAAGTGTTTCTACTGATAAATATCCAGATAAATCATCTTTAATATTAAGAGACAATTCTCTCATAGGTAAAGATTTTTCTTGTATAGTTCTATTTAAACTTCTAACACCACTACGAGATAAAAAGATTAAATCAGTACCTGTAGCTTGTACAGAGTCTCTAGCAATACATCCTATACCTACAATGGTATCTACTAATGTCATTGTAGAAGGACTTATAGCACCTTCATAAAATATAATATGATGAGTACAAAATATAACTAAATAATTATTATGTTGAGCTAGTGCTACTATTTGGTCATTACCCCCAACAACAGTAGATATATCTAATACACCAGAACCACTAGCTGAAAACTCAGCAGGATTATTAAGTTGACTAAAGTATATAGTAGATTGGTTACTTGTAAGTCCTGCTACCCAAATTCTACCAAAAGCACTTAAACAACAATCAGGATCAAATGTTGTTACTCCTGAAGGTTTAGCACCATAGTCACCTATTTGTTGTAGTATATAAGGACCAGAGTGACTTGTTCTACGATATACTAAAGCAGGATTACCTCTTTGTGTAGCAATAGCATAAGAGTCTGCTGTTGGTCCTGTACCTTCTAATAAACTTGCCCATTCCCATCTATTACCTGTACCTACTCTAGATACAACAGTAGTTTGATCTGCAGCTCTAATAGGTACTTCAGTTAATGTAGTTGTACCACTATAAAGTTTTTCATCTCCTGCTGATAAAATAGTAACAGTACTATCAACATCTTTAAATTCAAATATAGAATCTATTGTAGCATTTGTAGTTAAACTAGAAGAAGTTGTTTTTAAGTCCCAACCTTTCCTAGCACCAAGTCTACCAAACTTATCAATAATACAATTATTAGCTACAGTAGCATACCCACTTTCAAGATTAACTCCTGAATCTTGAGTGTTTAATCCAAGAAAACCTGGTGCAGAAATACTAGTAGTTTTTAAAACTCCTGCCATTACTCAGAATACCAAGTAACTTCATCAGGCATACGTCCAGCTTCAATAGCAATAAAATCAGCTAACATATTTTTATATCGCATCTCTTGATCCATAAACCCACCATCATCTCCACGTTCACTAATTGCTCTAGAAACAACACCTTCAATAACAAGATGTGGATTTAATAATAAAACATCTGTAGGTTCAGACAAATCATCCTGTTGTTTAATAATATTAAACCTAATATTGTAAACACCATCAGGAATAGGGTAAAGGTCTACTTGTAAATCACCATTACTTGTACCATTCCAATTGTAAAACATTGGAGCATCTTTTTGAACTGTGTCAACCATTCTCATTTGTTGGTCAAACCAGTTACTAGGACGATAGTGCATTTGAATATCGTCTGTATCATTGTAAACATTTAATACTCTAGACGTAGTTCCAGAGTCAGTTAGCACATAGTTAAATAAATCATTAGCTGTAGTTACAGTAAGAGTTTCTCTTAAACAATCCCAGTTCCAAGCGTTCTCTACTTCTCGTTTAACTACATTAACTAAATCAGCTACAAGTTTAGAATAAGACGTTTCAGTAAGAGAAGTTACTTCGTTTTCTCTTAACCTTACTAAAACTTTATTAACTATTTCTAAATAAGTCATTTTAATTCCTATTAATTATATTAACATTATAGCACATTTTTATTAATTTGTCAAGCGTTCTAGTTGTAATTGTTGAATTCTTCGTACTCTTTCTTCTCTAGACATAACCAACCATTGATCTAAGTCTTTATAAGTACGATAGCAACTAATACATCTAGGCTCTCCACCTGATGTGTCTACTATACGGCAGACACCTGTGCATGGACTATCATCAAGCACGTTTCTTTTTCTTCTTCTTTTTCTTATCCCAGTTGTTTTGCATATCTTTATATGCTTTATCACTTACAGTACTATTCTTTTTACTTCTGGACTTTCCTGCTTTTTTACGTTTATTAATGTTTTCTACTAAACTCATTACCATTTCACCTTATCTGCCCAATAGGCTGCACTCATTTTACCTTTAGCTATATTTTTAGCATGTCTAGCTTTAAATGATTTACGTTTAGCTTTCATTCTAGCCGACTCACCAGCTTTAGGTTTACCTGCTACACTAGCTCCTTGTTCACCAAAACGTATAGTTTTAATTTGATCTCCAGATTTAGCTACTACAATATGTGATTTTTTTGGATGACTAGGAGTACGTTTAGGTTTATTATAACCTGATACCCCTGCACGTTTAAGTCTAGAGTCTGGTTTATTAGGCATATTTTTTCTTTCCTTTAACCTTAGTCATTTTTTTACCAGTACGTTTAGCTTCTTTTTTAGCAGCTTCCATACCTTTTTTAGTATATGAATAATGCTTTGTTCCGACTTTTGGCATATTATCGTTTCCTTAAGTTAGTTTTAGCTGATACTTTACGTAAGTTCTTTTTACTATTATTTTGTGGATTACCATCTTTATGGTCCACATGTCTAGGATCTCCTTTTTTTAATCCTGCCTTTTTACGAGCAGCATTACGTGATGCTCTATCTTTTACTCGACTAGGTTTCTTTTTCTTTTCCCAGTTAAGTTCTTTTTTATAATCTCTTTTACCATTCTTTTGATATGGCATTATCTACCCTTTGCTAATTGTCCACCAAAATAAAACTCTATAATCATTGTTGCCCATTGAAAGATTTCTTCAAACTTATATAATCCATCAACAGTTTTCATAACAGTACCACCACCAAATTCAAACCAAAGAAACTTAAAAGGTTCAATATTAACTGGTATCGTAGTTTTAACACCTAGTATTCCCGCAATAGGGTATATAGCAACAAGTGATAGTATAACTAATATAAGTATTCTACGATTCCATGCTGCAAAGTTAGACTCGTTATTAGATTGTTCACGAGCTTTGTCTATTTCAACAGACTTAGCAGCTAAAGCCTTTAACATTAAAGCTTGTTGGTCATGAGCTTGTTGAGATTTAATTGCTAGAAGTTTAGCAAAAAAACCTAACGCTATTGGAATTATATGTTGTAATATAGTTAGCATTATAAATGTAATGTACTCATAACTACAGCTACTACAATAGCTCCAAAACCAGCCAT